TCTCTTCCTCTTCACCGCTGCTTATGCTGCTGGGCTGGCTCGACCGCAACCGCGGCGGTGAAGAGGAAGAGAAGCTGCAACAGGGGGAACTGCCGTTCTCGGTCACAATGCTTATCTACGATCTTCGCTGCCCCACCATTCTCTGACCGGAGGCGTTATGCATGCTGGGCGCTTGCGCGACCAAATCACCGTTATGAATGCCGTTTCCGTCCGTACCCCCTCCGGTGATGTTAAACCGGAATGGCAGGAGGGAAAGACTGTCTGGGCCGAGTTGAAAGGGATCAGTGGGCGGGAAATCATCTCTGCCGGCGCTGAAAAAGCCGAAGCGACTGTCCGGGTGTGGGTCCGGTACCGTAATGACATCTCAGCCGCATCACGTCTGAGTGTCAAAAGTGGTGCCTTCAAAGGCCTGACGCTGGAAGTGACAGGGCCGCCCATCCCGGACGCCGGGTGCACTCAGCTCGAAATTCTCTGCAAACAGGGGGTAAAACCATGATCGGCACTAACCTTGATTTCTCAGGTCTGGCGGGGTTGTCAGAAGATCTCGCGACACTCAGCAAAGCGGAAAACCGCAAGGTGATGCGCGATGCCACGCGTGCGGGCGCGACAATCCTTAAAGATGAAGCGGTAAGCCGCGCGCCGGTGAAAAGCGGGAAGCTGAAGAAAAATATCGTCGTCATCACTCAGCGTGAGCGCAACGGCGCGATTGCTTCCGGCGTTCATATCCGCGGTACCAATCCGCGCACCGGCGCCAGCGACAAGACGATGAAAGCCAGCGATCCGCGTAATGCGTTTTACTGGCGCTTTATCGAAATGGGTACTTCAACCATGGCACCCGTGCCGTTCGTCCGCCCCGCCTACGATGCCCGCGAGGAGGATGCGGTAAACGCCGCTTTTGCCGAAGCCAATGCCGCGATCGATAGGGTGCTGGCGAAATGACCGAGGCCGATGTTTATGCACTCATTGGCGCGCTGGCCGACGGGCAGGTTTATCCCGGCGTGGTACCCCTTAACAGCCAGGGCGAACAGGCAGTTGCGCCGCCATGGGTAATCTTTACGCTGGTGGATCAGGTCTATGGCGATACGCTTTGTGGCCCCGCAGAGGAAGACACAGCCCTGCAGGTTGATGTTTACGCGTCTTCAGTGGATGAGGCCCGCGCGCTGCGCGAAGAGGCGATCGCCGTGCTGACACCGCTCGGCTTCACCCGCATGAGCAAAACGGGTGGTTACGAGCCCGATACCGGCCTGCGCCGTGCAACGGTAGAAGTCCACGTCCTTCAGTAATCAATACCCACTTAATCACAGAGCCGCCGCGAGGCGGTTTTTTTATATCCGGAGACAGCTATGTCCGCACTTTATGAAAAATCGCAGTTAACGAAGATCCTGATCTCTTCGCTGCCGGCAACGAAAGATACGATGGCAAGTGCCGACTATCTTGATCTGAGCTGCACGCTCAAAGAGGTCCAGTTCACCGGTGGACAGAAACAGGACATCGACGTCACCACCCTGTGCTCGACCGAACAGGAGAACATCAACGGCCTGCCGGCTCAGTCGGAGATTTCGCTGTCCGGTAACTTCTTCAAAAATGCGGCACAGGATGCACTGCGTGACGCATATGACAACGACACCACGTATGCCTTTCAGGTGATCTTCCCGTCCGGTAAAGGCTTTCGTTTCCTGGCTGAAGTGCGTCAGCACACCTGGTCATCCGGTACCAACGGCGTGGTCGCGGCCACCTTCTCCCTGCGCCTGAAAGGCAAACCTGAAAACATCGAACCCGGTTCGTAAGGAAAATCATGTCCATTAAAGAGCTTGCCCTGGCGAAACACTCAGGGTTTCGTCATAAAACTGTCACCGTGCCCGAATGGGGCAGTGTGAGTGTCGTTCTGCGCGAGCCATCCGGTGAAGCCTGGCTGCGCTGGCAGGAGATCGCCGGAACTGACATCAAGCCTGAAGAGCTTTCGGTGTCGGAGCGAGCGAACCGCAACCTGCGCGCTGATGTCGCGCTTTTTCTCGATGTGCTCTGCGACGAGGACAAGCAGCAGGTTTTTACCCCGGACGATGAAGCGGAAGTGCGCGCCATCTATGGCCCCGTGCATTCCCGTCTGCTTAAACAGGCACTCGATCTAATCGCATCCGGGGAAGATGCCCGGGAAAAGTCGCCACCCCCGGCGTTAAATTCCTGATGTCGCTTGCGCTCCGAATGGGGCGCACGCTTTCAGAACTCAGGCAGAGCATGACGGCCAGTGAAATGCTGATGTGGATTGAATACGACAGGATAAGCCCGGTCGGCGATATCCGCGGGGATATTCAGGCAGCGCAGATCGTCTCTGCCGTATATGGCTCGCAGGGTGCAAAAGTGCCGTTAACGGATGCCATTCTGCAGTGGGGGGGAGAAGAGCAGCAAACAGACAAAGATCCGTTTGCCGGGCTTGAGGATGCGCTTACCGAGGCAACTAAGTGACTTTTTTAACTTCAGGGATTAGGATTGTTCCCTCTATTTGAAGGGGGTATCAATGGAGTTTTTTCTTATCGCTGCAGTGTTAGGAGTTATTCCTGCTCTTATTGCTAAAAGCAAAGGTCATTCTTTTTTCGCCTGGTGGATTTATGGAACCTTGCTTTTCATTATTGCGTTTGTGCATTCATTGGTAATTCGCAAAGATGCAGAAACCGAAGAAAAGAACCTTATCGCTTATGAGGGAATGAAAAAGTGCCCTTTCTGTGCCGAATTAATTAAATCTGAAGCAATTAAATGTAAGCATTGTGGGAGTGATTTAAATGATAAAAGCAACCACGAAAATTTAATTAAATCTGATGAAGAATATTTAAGAGAGGCCAGGCAAAAGGCTGGTCTAGAAGAATAATAAACCGCTCCGGCGGTTTTTTTTCGTCCGGAGAATGGTAATGGCGACGCTTCGCGAACTTATTATAAAAATTTCGGCTGACTCCAGTTCTTTCCAGTCTGAGATCACCCGCGCCTCTCGCATGGGCTCAGACTACTACAGAACAATGCAGGCGGGAGGTCGCCAGGCAGCGGCAGCCGCTAAAGAAAGTGAAAGGGCATTATCAGATCTCACTGATGGATTTGCCTCGGCAGGTAAAGCTGCCGCAGCCGCTGCAGCGGCCTTTGCAACGGGTAAAATCGTCCAGATTGCAGATGAGTGGAACTCAGTTAATGCTCGCCTTCAACAGGCATCCTCATCAGCTGACGATTTTGCGACATCGCAGCGGCAGTTGATGGAGATCAGCCAGCGCACGGGTACAGCGTTCTCTGATAATGCCAATCTTTTCGCCCGTGCAGCTGCATCGATGCGCGAATACGGCTATAGCTCGGAAGAAGTGCTCAAAATCACCGAAGCCGTTTCAACTGGTCTTAAACTATCGGGTGCCAGTACAGCTGAGGCAGGTTCAGTAATCAATCAGTTCAGCCAGGCACTCGCCCAGGGCGTGCTACGTGGTGAGGAATTCAATACAGTCAACGAATCGGGTGATCGTGTCATCCGTGCCCTTGCCACAGGCATGGGCGTAGCGCGCAAAGATCTCAAAAGTATGGCCGACCAGGGAAAGCTCACAATCGATAAAGTGGTGCCAGCATTAATGAGCCAGCTCGGGGCATTACAGGGTGAGTTTGCAACGATGCCGCAAACTGTTTCAGGCTCATTGCAAAAGGTCACTAACTCGTTCATGGGGTGGGTTGGTGGTGTTAACGCAGCAACGGGTGCCACGGATGCGCTGTCCGGTGGGCTTGATGGTGTAGCCCAGACACTGGACTCCTTTACTTCATCCGCGGTGAGCGGTGCTCTGAGTGATGTGGCCGACAATATGTCGGTTATCACTACCGTAGCTGGCGCGCTGGTGGGCGTTGGCCTGGCTAAGTATCTCAGCGGAATTGTTACCAGCGCCACGAGTGCGACAGGTGCTTTGATCTCTGCTGCGAAATCAGAAGTTGCCCTCGCTGTAGCGCAAGACAGGGCAGCCCAGTCAGCTGTGGCGGCTTCAAGAGCTGACGTCTATCGTGCACAGCAAGCTTTGCAGAGAGCAAAGGGCGCTGATGTTCAGGCTGCTCAGCAGGAAAAAATAGCAGCCGCAGAGGCAAAGGTAACAGCAGCACAGGCCAGGCTCACGACGGCTCTTGCCGGAGGTACAGCAACTGAGAAAGTCAGGGCCAGAGCAGCGCTTGAGCGTGCTCAGTCTGGTCTGGCAGCTGCTAAAAATGCGGACGTACAGGCAGTTGCTGAACGACGACTGGCACAGGCAGAGGCTGCGCGTGACAGGAACCTGGCCAACCGTGTCTCGACCCAAAGTAATTTAAACAGTGTCACCGCTGTCGGATCGCGGCTCATGAGTAGTGCTCTGGGTATTATCGGTGGCATTCCAGGGCTGGTGATGCTTGGCGCAGGGGCGTGGTATGCGGCATATCAAAATCAGGAGCAAGCCCGTCGGTCTGCACAGGAATACGGCAGGACAATTGATGAAGTAAGCCAGAAGATCAAGCAAATGTCTTTGCCTGAAGCTTCTGATAATGCAGATAAGTCTAAAAAGGCCCTTGATGAACAGAACAGGCTTATCGATGAGCAAAAAAGCAAAGTTGAAAGCCTGAAAAAGCAGATTGCCGGCTCCCTGTATCTGATCAGTAATCCCGGCCCGATGACCAAAGGTGGTTTCATGATAAACCATCTTACATCCCTTAATACCGTGACCGACGAATTGTCTACAGCTACAGGTCAGCTTTCCGTCGAACAAGAAAGACTCGCACAAATGCAGGGAAAAGCGGCCTCAATTCAAAAGATCCTTGAGGACATTGAGCGTCGCCGGAATGATGGAATTCGTGAACAGGCCTGGCGTCAGAATGCTGCCTATCAGTCTCTGCTGATGATGAACGGTCAGCATGAAAAATTTAACCAGTTGCTCGGGCTCGGCAATCAGTTACTGATGGCCCGTCAGGGGATGACCCTGGCACCCCTGCGTGTTCCTCAGGCTGAGGCCTCGCAGGCACAGACGCAGGCGCTTGAAAAAAGTCGGCGCGAGCTGGCCCTGTCCCGCCTGAAAGGTGAGGCAAAAGAGCGCGCACGGCTTGGCTATGCTGCTGATGATCTCGGTCTGACGGCTGATCCGCAATTCCAGACCAACCGGCTTGAGTACATCAATAACGGGCTTGAAGAGTGGCGTAATAACGAGGCCAACAAAAAGCAGCCCAAAGGGCCAAAGACGGACGAAGAAAAGGCCGCTGATGCTTATAAAAGGATGATCAAGCAGCAGAAGGAGCAGATCGCCCTGCAGGGCCAGAGTACCGAACTTGCCAGGGTGAAATACCAGGTGGTCGAAGGTGAGCTCTCCACGCTGGACAAGGCGCAAAAGGCTGAACTGATGCGCAACGCCGCATTAATCGATCAGGTCAAACTTCGCGAGCAGCTGCGTAATTACGAGGCGAATCTCGCCGACAGCAACGCCAGCGCTCGGGCAGCGAATGATGCACAGCTCATCGGTTACGGTCAGGGCACCCGGTTCCGTGAGCGGATGCAGGAGCAGTTTAATATCCGCAAGGAGTTTGAGCAGAAGAATACCGATCTGCTCCGGCAGCGGCAGGCCGGGGACATTGACGAAACCTTCTATCAGCAGGGGCTGGCACTCAACAAACGCTATCTGGAAGAGCGACTGCGCGACCAGGAGGGGTATTACACCGCTTCCGATGCGCAGCGCGGTGACTGGTTAACGGGCATGTCTGAGGGCTATGCGAACTGGGTGGACGAGGCGACCGACTATTCCGCGATGGCTGCGGACGGGATGAAGCAGGCGATGGGCGGGGCAGTGACCACCATTACCGACATGCTTAACGGCAACCTCGACAGCTGGAAAGACTGGGGCATGAACGTGCTGAAAATTATCGAGACCGTTCTCGTCAATATGATGGTCGCGAATGCCGCGAGTTCTCTCGGCTCACTTTTCAGCTTTGGCGCCTCTTCAGCAGCAACAGCCAGCAGCGGGACGGCCATTCAGAGCGCCGCGTCCAACTTCACCTTCAACGCCAAAGGCGGCGTATACGACTCACCCTCCCTCAGTGCATACAGCGGTGGTGTCTACCAGACTCCGCAGCTGTTTGCCTTTGCGAAAGGCGCCGGGGTGTTTGGCGAAGCAGGTCCGGAAGCGATTATGCCGCTCACGCGCGCGGCGGATGGTTCGCTCGGTGTTCGCGCAGTCGGCGCGCCGCAGTTTTCCGGCGGTGGCCCGTCCGTGTCGTTCGGCGATATCAACATCAGTGGCGGTGCGCAGTCCACGGCAGGGCAGGGAGCAGCCGCAACTGTCGGCAGGCAACTCAAGGATGCAATCGTGACGGTGATTAATGAGCAGGCCAGCATGCCCGGATCCCCATTATGGCGGCTTTTAAAAGGAGCGTGATATGGCAGTTGAGACCTTCTCCTGGTGCCCGAAGGTGGCGGCGCAGGCTGATACCAGTTTCCGCACCCGCAAAGCGCAGTTCGGGGATAATTATGCACAGGTGGCCGGGGACGGCATCAACCCGGTCACACCGCAATGGAGCGTGAGTTTTACCGGGGATGAAGCGTATGTCCAGGCCATAAAGGCGTTTCTTAAGCGGCATGCCGGCTGGAAGTCCTTCATCTGGAAGCCGCCCCTGGAGCCTGCGGGGCTGTGGCGGTCTGAATCCCTCCAGATAGCCACCCACGGCAATGACAAATACACCCTCAGCACCACATTCATTCAGGCATACCATCCATGAGCATTTCATCTGATGTCCAGAAACTGGAGCCGGGCTGCCGTGTCCGCCTTATCGAGGTCGACGGTCAGGCGTTTGGCGCCGGCATTCTGCGGTTTCATAACGAAACTATCCCTCACACAGAGGCTGAGATCACTGCCGCGGGCGGCGATGCGTCAAAGCTTCCGCCGAAGTCAGTCTGGTGGCAGGGGCTGGAGTACGGTGCGTGGCCCTTTGAACTGACCGGCCTGTCCGTCAGCAGCGACGGGCAGAGCGCCCGCCCGACCCTGAGCGTGTCAAATATCAGCGGCACGATCGGTGCGCTCTGTCGTCGCTTTCAGGGGATGGCGAAGGCAAAAGTGATTATTCACGAGACCTTCGCTCATTACCTTGATGCCCGCAACTTCTCTGGCGGTAACCCTGCTGCTAATCCGACAGAGGAGCGCAAACAGGTCTATTACATCGACCGTAAATCCAGTTCGGATGATGAAACCGTTGAGTTTGAGTTGTCCAGCCCGGCAGATCTGCGGGGACAGCTCATCCCCACGCGTCAGATCCAGCCCATGTGCACCTGGTGCATGCGCGGCTGGTACAAAACCGGGAATGGCTGTACCTATGCCGGGCAGAATGGCTGGTTCGATAAGGACGGTAACCCGGTCGACGATCCGTCAAAGGACGTGTGCTCAGGCCTCCTGTCCACCGGGTGTAAACCGCGGTTCGGCGCTAACAACGAGCTCGATTATGGCGGCTTTCCTGGCGCGTCACTTCTGAGGGGGTAACATGCGGGACAAGACTATAAGCGCAATTCTGGCGCATGCGGCGCAGGCGTTCCCGGCTGAATGCTGCGGTGTGGTGATCCAGAAGGGACGGGTTGAGAAGTATGTCGCCTGTCGCAATCTGGCCACCTCCCCGGAGGAGCAGTTTGAACTGTCACCGGAGGATTACGCGGCAGCCGAAGAGCAGGGCACGGTGGTTGCTGTGGTGCACAGCCACCCCGGTGACGGCGCCACGACGCAGCCGAGTGAACTCGACATGCTGATGTGCGATGCGACCGAAGTGCCGTGGGTGATAGCTTCATGGCCTGAAGGCGATATCCGCACCATCATGCCGCGCGGCGATCGCCCGCTGACCGGGCGTCAGTTTGTGCTCGGTCACGCTGACTGCTGGTCTCTTATCCGGGATTACTTCCGCACTGAACACGGCATCGAACTGCCCGACTACAGCGTCGATCGTCACTGGTGGGAGGAGGGCGAAAACCTCTATATGGATAACTGGCACGACTGCGGGTTCAGGGAGTTCGACGGTCCCCAGCAGCCCGGCGATATGGTCATCATGCAGGTGCAGGCCAGCGTGCCAAACCACGGCGGCATCCTGCTGGAAGGCAATATGCTGCTGCACCACCTGTACGGGCAGCTCAGCCAGCGCATCCCGTATAGCGGCTATTACCGTGACCGCACCATCAAAGTTTTACGGTACAAGGATCTGATGTGATGGAGAAACGAACCGTTATCAAGCTGAGCGGATCGATGGCGCAGCGTTTCGGGCGCACGCACCGCCGGGCGCTGTCCTCTGCCAGCGAGGTTTTCAGGGCGCTGTCCAGCACGGTGGACGGCTTTGAGGATTATCTCCGCGAAGCGCGCGCCAGGGGGCTCGATTTCGTCATCTTCCGCGATCGCCGCAACATCGGTCAGGAAGAGTTTTCGCTTCTCGGCCCCGGCGATGAGCTGCGCATTATTCCGGTGATCCGCGGCAGCAAGCGTGCCGGCATCTTCCAGGCGGTGCTCGGGGCTGCCCTGATTGCCGGAGGTATCGCCCTTGGCCCTGCCGGAGCCGGGCTCATCGGTAAAGGGGTCGCGCTGAATGTTGCGCTGGTCGGCGCATCCATGGCACTGGGCGGCGTGGTGCAGTTGCTGTCGCCGCAGGTGGCGGGGATGAGGATGCGTCAGGATCCGGACAACAAGCCAAGCTATGCGTTCGGCGGCCCGGTCAATACCACCGCCAGCGGCAACCCCGTCCCCCTGCTCTACGGCCAGCGGGAGATCGGGGGCGCTATTATTTCAGCCGGTATTTATGCGGAAGACCAGCAATAAGCCGGTACGTGATTACTTTAAGCCGCCTCCGGGCGGTTTTTTTATGGGCGCGATATGACGAACACAGCGATTAAAGGGCGTAAGGGCGGTGGCACAAAGACCCGCACCCCGGTGGAAGCTCCGGACAGTATTCAGTCCATAGCCAGAGCCAAAATTCTTGTCGCGCTCGGCGAAGGGGAGTTCGCCGGCGGGCTGGACGGGCGCAGCATTTATCTTGGTGATGCGTCATCGTATACCCCGCTGCAGAATGCCGACGGCAGTTACAACTTCAACAACGTAAAATATGAGTTCCGCTCCGGTACTCAGGACCAGAGCTACATTCAGGGCTTTCCGGGCGTTGAGAATGAGCTGCAGGTCGCCTACGAACTCAAAGCTGCTGTGCCATATATCCGCTCTGTCTCTAACACCCAGCTTTCAGCCCTGCGCATCCGCCTGGGCTGGCCCTCGCTGTTAAATCAGAAAGACAATGGCGATAAGGTGGGTACGCGCGTTGAGTATGCGATCGACCTGTCTGTGGATGGCGGCACATATGGGACGGTGGTCAATGGCGCTGTCGATGACAAGACCACCACCCTTTATGAGCGCAGTCACCGTATCGACCTGCCAAAAGCCACCACCGGCTGGCAGATTCGCGTGCGGCGGATAACGCCTGATTCAACGACGGTCAATGTTGTGGACAGTATGCGCGTCGAGGCTGTCACCGAAATCATCGATGCGAAGCTGCGTTACCCCAATACCGCGTTGCTCTACATTGAATTTGATGCGAAGCAGTTCCCGAACGGCATCCCGCAGGTGGTGTGCAATCCGAAGGGGCGAATTATTCGCGTGCCCGATACCTACGATCCGGAAACGCGCACCTACTCGGGCACCTGGGAAGGCGGGTTCAAATGGGCGTGGACCGATAACCCGGCGTGGATTTATTACGACATCGTGCTTTCTGAGCGATTCGGGCTTGGTCAGAGGATTGATGCGACCCAGATTGATAAATGGGAGCTGTACCGTATCGCGCAGTACTGCGATCAGCCGGTACCGGATGGCAAAGGCGGCAGCGGGACGGAGCCGCGCTTTCGCTGCAACGTCTACATTCAGGAGCGCAATGACGCGTGGACGGTGCTGCGCGACCTGGCGGGCATCTTCCGCGGCATGACCTACTGGGGCGACAACAAGCTGTATGTGCTGGCCGATATGCCGCGCGATGTGGCGCACATCTACAACCACGCCAGTGTGGTCGACGGTAAGTTTACCTTCTCCGATCCCAGCGAAACCACGCGCAACACCGCCGCGCTGGTGAACTGGTCCGATCCGGCGAATCACTACAAAGACACACCCGAAGTCGTTTATGACAACGATCTGGCGATGCGCTTCGATTACAGCCAGCTCGAAATGACGGCCATCGGCTGCACCCGGCAGTCAGAAGCTAACCGGCGCGGGCGCTGGGCGCTGCTCACCAACGGCATTGGTGAGGTGGTGACCTTCAACACGGGTATGGATGTTCCCGCGGTCGGTGAGGTGATCGGCGTGGCCGCGAACGAACTGGCCGGCAGGGTGATTGGCGGCAGGGTCAGCGCGGTCAGCGGCCGTAATATCACGCTCGACCGTGCCGCGGATGTCAGCGCCGGCAACCGGCTTTTTCTCAACCTGCCGTCAGGTGTGGCTCAGGCACGGACCGTGCAGGCGGTTAACGGCAATATCGTCACCGTCACCACTGCCTACAGTGAAACGCCTGAAGCGGAGTGCTGCTGGGGCGTGGATGCTGACGATCTGTTTATTGCGCTCTTCCGCGTAACCGGCACCCATGACAACGATGACGGCACTTTCGAGGTGACCGGCGCGACGTACAGCCCGGATATTTACGCCGCGGTCGATACCGGCGCGCGGCTCGATGAAAGGCCGGTCAGCGTCATTCCGCCCGGCGTGCAGGCGCCACCGGAAAATATCGTTATCGACAGCTATTCGACGGTCAGCCAGAACATAGCGATCACTACCATGCGTGTTGCCTGGGATGCTGTTAAGGGTGCAATCGCCTACGAAGCCGAGTGGCGGCGCGACAGCGGCAACTGGGTGAGCGTGCCCCGCACGTCCTCTCTTGGTTTCGAGGTGCCGGGTATCTACGCCGGGCGTTATCTGGTGCGGGTGCGGGCGGTGAACGCCAGCGATGTCTCGTCCATATGGGCGACCTCTGCCGAAGTGACACTCACCGGGAAAGTGGGTAATCCGCCGAAACCGGCAGGCTTCACCGCCTCGGAAACGGTTGTGTTTGGCGTCGAGCTGAACTGGGGATTCCCGGCGGGCACGGACGACACGCTGAAGACGGAAATTCAGTACAGCCTGACCGGAACCGACGACGATGCCATGCTGCTGGCCGACGTGCCTTACCCGCTGCGCAAGTATCAGCAGATGGGGCTCAAGGCTGGTCAGGTTTTCTGGTACCGCGCGCAGCTGGTGGACCGGACCGGTAACGAATCCGGTTATACCGGCTGGGTGCGCGGCCAGTCCAGCTCCGATGTGACGGATATTACAGAGGCGGTGCTCGCGCAGATCAAGGACACCGAACTGTTCAAAGACCTCATCGAGAACGCTGTGGACAGCAGTGCGAAGGTTGCGGAACTGGCCGAGGCAGTGAAACAGAACGCCGACGGCCTGGCTGCGGCGGCAGGCGCAAATCGCCAGACGGCAGAAGCCATTATCGGCAATGCTCTGGCCATCGCCGATGTTGTCGTGCGCCAGTCAGCCCAGCAGGGCGCTAACTCCGCGAAATTCGAGCAGCTGCGCGAGGTGATCGCCACCGAAACCGAAGCGCGTGTAACCGATGTGATCCGCCTGGAGGCAAAGACAGATCAGAACGCCGCCGGTATCACCGAAGTGCGCCAGGCGCTGGCTACTGAGGAGGAAGCGCGGGCAACGGCGGTAGATGAGCTGACTGCGCGGACCAACAAAAACGCAGCAAATGTCACCGCGCTGACGCAGACCGTGACGGATCTGGACTCGTCCACAGCCTCGCGTTTTGAGGAGATTTCGGCAGAGATCGCAGGCATTGATGGCAGTGACATCAGAGGGGGAATACAGAGCAATTCCATTGCGCTGATCACCAACACGCTGGCGCAGGTCAGTCAGTCCACCCGAATGAGCGTGCAGTACGGCGCGAACGCCGCAGGTATCCAGCGCGTTGACAACGTGATGGCGGATGCCAGCCAGGCCGTGGCTGAGTCGCTCAGAACGCTGGATGCCAGCGCCGGCGGCGGCACGGCAAATGCCACTGATTTTGCCAAAACCATGGCTGATTTTTCGCAGGTCTCCGCGACAAAAATCAACTCCCTTTCAGTGACGGTAAACGGTCAGCAGGCGGCAATCGTCCAGAATGCTCAGGTGTCGGCCGACATCAACAATAACCTGAATGCGATGTACAGCATCAAGGTGGGCGTTGATGCCGCTGGCCGCCAGTACGCTGCAGGGATGGGGATAGGTGTGCAGAATTCGCCGGCGGGCATGCAGTCGCAGGTCATTTTTCTGGCCGACCGTTTCGCTGTGATGTCGCAGGCAGGCGGAACGGTGAGCCTGCCGTTCGTTATCCAAAACGGGCAGACCTTCATCAGCGATGCCTTTATCAATTACGCGTCAATCACCCTCGCCCGGGTGGGATCGTGGTATTCCGCCAACTATGTGGCCGGGCAGACCGGCACCATCATGAAGGCGGACGGAACGTTTGAGGTCAACGGCGCCGTATCGGGCCAGGGGCGCATGCAGATAACGAACAACCGCATCATTTCTTTTGACGCACAAAACCGGCCGGCAGCCGTTATGGGGCAACGCTTATAATGCAGATGTTTATTGCAGGCACCAGCTTTGACGCCATCAACGCCATGGCGGCCAGTTATGTTCTGGATGTCATTACCATCACCGGTACCGGGAGTAAAACCTACTCCCTTGCCGGGGTGGAACTGACGTATGCCATCGTGAATGACTTTATGGGAGGGCAGTTAACCGGGGCAACCTACAGCGTCAGTGTCAGCGGATTAACCGTGTCGTGGAACGTCAATAACGCCGTCACCCTGATTGTGTACGGCAGCCCGGTGGCAGGCACGCAGAGTGACT